CGAAGATTTCGTACTGTATGTCATGTTCGTTAGATTACATACAAGCTCTCAATCAACGTAACTCACGTGATTATTGTCTTGATGCTTATGTACCTAACGCTTGTGTCAGATGTAGTAAGAAAGCAGAGGAAGCAGGTTACACCAAGGTGACTTTCTACCTGAGCACAGATTTTGTGCGTCAATTTAGGTTGAACCGTCTTATCATGAGATCACAACCGAACAACACGACCCAACTGCATAATAACATATCCAGTTGGTTGCGTGATAGAACCAAATCTTGGACCACATACGAAGATGCACTGTGCGAACTCATGCCTACCATTCTATCGAATGAAGATAAGCATTTGCCCCGCACCACATTTTTCTATGTGACCAAATCCGATTCTAACATGTTCAGTTGTGGACCTCAATTACTCACTTATTGTCATCTCGGCAAACAATTACTTCTCAGTTTCGACATCATTCGAAAACCTGTACAACGTTTAATGCGCAAAGCTGGTTGGTCAGATACTGAAATAATGGATAAGTTTGAATATGTACCATCTCTTCATCCTACTTTAGATGATACTCAGATTTTCTATTATAAGGTACTCCAACGACAGATTCCAGCACTGGATGTTGTAAATTTTTCAATGATGGTTGGGAACGTTATAAGTGTACCACTCTTTGGAGTAGCATGTAAAATGCAAAGCACTTATGATGTAAGCGATGTTGAAATACCTTTGACTAGCCAGATTTATCGTATAGGTAAATTTGAACAGCAAAGTGTTATGGAAGATATCGTGCCTAACATGGGACAAGCAGAGGTTGTTGTTGAACCTGGAACACCACCACCAGAAGTGAAAGTCACAGATCGTAGTGAACCCGACCCTAGGATACTAAATGACACTATCTACACTAATCGTGCTGTCGTAGATACATCTCATTATGTAACAGTTGGACCCACCTTTTGTGATAGCCATCACTTCAAATGCGATCACCGAAACAATGTTCAAGCAGCGATTGCAGAACGATTGGCAGTGAAATACATTCTTGATGAGACCAGCGCTTCATATAGGAAGTACACTCAATGCGATGATTATCTCACTAATGAATTGTTCACACGTAAGAACTGCGAAATTGTTTTGAAACTCTTGATGATGGAAGATAACAATTACATCATGAACGCCAGACCCAAGAAAATGTCTGGAGAAGAATGGAAGAAACTTCTCCTCGAGAATTATCTTTCACCGCTGTCTAGCCGCAAAGAATTTGATGGATTTCTGAAAATGGAATCTATTCCTAATTTGAAAGCGCCTAGAATCATCATCAATGAGGGCCCCAACACCGTGGTGGGACAATTGCTCACAGCAATTGTTTATGAACATATATTATTTGCTTTCTTTTCATCCTCCAATATCAAAAGAATGACACGCGATAGGTTCGCTCAGCAAATTTGTCGTCGTAACTCCGAACTCAGATTGTGCAAAACTAATAATAGTAGGTCTGTGATACAATACATGATGGAAATTGATCAGTCTAGCTTCGATATGTCCGAGTGGTATGATGGTGAGAAAGGACTACTCAAAGGAGAATATGAGTTGTTCAATCGCATAGCCAATTATACTAAGGACTATTTGGAGCAAGCCGAATCAAACCGGAATGTTCAGTGGCGCAGAGATAAACCTACTAAGATTAACTTCCGCACTAACACGGGTACCATCAAGGTAAAACTCCCTAATCATCGTAGACATAGTGGTGATAGAATGACTAGTAGTGGTAATTACAAAGTTGAGAAACTTGCCACGCTTGTTAGTTTATTCGATGACCCACTCAAAGTCTTGCGATCAATGCCCG